TAGAACCGCAAACCTTACACTGATGGTTTTGATGAACTCGCGTTGTTGGTTTTTCCCACCTCTCCAATTTTCGTTTTCTCGTTTTCCACCGCCCCATATTCTGATTCCATCAACTCTTTGATAGCCGCAATTCTTAACTTAAAATTAAAAACCAAGGACTGCCATTCTTTAGGTGTGCGTTCCATTTTCTTTGACTCTGGTAAAGGCTGTCGCCCCCATAAAAGCCGCCACGATGCCCATGTTTGCTACGACATAGGTTGATAGCAATGATGTAACTAAAGGCACTCTCTGGTCTCCTATCAGGGGAGAAACCACCAATAAAATACAGACTGCACTTGATATGACGCTGACCCAACAGATCAACCGTTGCTGGTCTTGCATCTTGTCTGCGTTCTCTAATTTTATCATTCGCTCCTCTCTGGCGATTTCATCATCAGTCACAATGCCGTCACCATCAAGATCATGTTGTTCATAGCGGGAGCCACGCTGTAATTTTTTCTGTGTCATTTTAAAATCACCATAAATAATCCAACAAAAAGACCGATTGCCGCAATAATTACAAATGCAACGATTGCACACTGTTTCATATTTTCTTCAAACTCTCTAGCCTCTTTTATTATTCGTCTACGTTCTGCAGCGGCGGCTTCTTTAGCCTCTTGAATTCTCTTTGCTCTTTCTGCCACAATGCCACTCCATGTTCCATGACCAAATCGTAAATCAACCAGCGTTGCGACCTCTTGCAATTTCTCTTGAGCAAGGCGCGCATCAATTACCTCTTTTGCAACTGTATCAACCCCAAACTGGTCACCAAGTCCTGACCCACTTGATTTTTTATTTCTAGCTTGTTGTGTTTGTTTTTCGCCAGCAAACAGATCGTCAATCGAACTCGCAATGTCACGAATATCGTTTGCTGTTGATATATTTGATTTTATGAACTCGACACTTTTTTGAACAAGCGCAATTCCAGTTAGCACTTCAGCAACAACCATCAGATTACCTTTTTATTGGTAGCCCCGATGGACTGTAACTTGTCTTTTGACTAACAGATTATATCAAGAAATTTCTGTGATGACCACAGGAGGGTCATAGGTTTCAAGAATCTTTTTCTTAATTTTATAGACAGGCGTTCTCGTTACTTTGCTTTTAACATCTTCTAAAATTTCCCTACCGTTCAATGAATACATAAAATCACCAACGTAATGACCAATCTTTACACCATTGACCATTAACGGAAATCGTGGCTGTAATCTGAGATTATCAATTTTACCTTGCGATTCGAGCAACGCTAATATCTTATAACGCTCTGCTTCTTTTTTAGAATGAAAGGTAATACCATCAACGACTGTTTTTATCGCTCGATATTTGTTTTTGGAAATCGTTTGCCGTGACCGCACCATTTGTTTCTCTTTCAATATGATGAATATGTAATGGCCTTGGAAATCTATCGCCAGACAACCACTTCATAACCCCGCCATAAGAGCAACCAATCTGGTTTGCAAAATCTTTTGCCTTTATATTTTGCTTCAATAAATAATCTTTCAATAACATTTTTTTAAGTTATCAGCATTTTATTTTTGTGTCTAATCCCAAATTGGGGTTTACTTTATAGGTTATTTAATTACTATAACGATTATTAGATAACTTTAGAGGCGACCATGAACCATTTTGAAAACCATGATGTTATGCACTTATCTGCAAGCACCATTAATCTGTTCATAGAACAACCCGCCAGATGCTTAATGAAGATTGCTGGGAAATTAGATGGCGGTGTTGGCGCATCTGCATGGCGCGGAACAGCGGTTGATAAAACCATAACCAGATGGATGCAAAACCCTGACCTTAAACTTGACGATTTAACATCAGAAGCGCAACGCTTATTTGACCTCGAATCAAAACAATCAAAAAATGAACAGCCAGAAGCCAAGCTAAAAAAAGAACGAGGCGACCTTGAGGCGTTCATAAAATCTGCAAAAGAATATTATACCGAATTATCAGAGCCATACGAATCCGCACAAGGCAAAGTAACGGTTATGTTGCCAGACATACCTGTACCAATAATTGGTTATTACGATTTAAGATTGGGTGAAAAGGTTCGTGATATGAAAACAGGCAATGCTGTTAGCAAATTATCATTCGCTCACGCAAGACAAGGATCAATTTACGGACACGCATTAAAAAGAGTGCCAGTAATTGATTACATATCTAAAAAAGGCGTTACCAGTTTTGAAATACAAAATGTCAATTATCACATACATCAATTCACCATTGCGGCTAAAGCCTTAGAAAGAATTTTATCTTACAGCAACGATATCATTGAATGTTGTCAGCTTGTATATCCCGATCTTGACCATTGGAAATGGTCAGATAACGAGCGAGAAATCGCAAAAACCCTTTGGAGCATGGAGGCGACCAATGACTAAACAATTAATTTATAAACAAATTTGGGAAACATTCTCTAATATAGAATTTGATCCAAATGATGTTTCTTTCAATGAAGCCAAAAATAGGCAAACTGGAGAAGTAACAAAATTATTCTATCTGAAATGGTCTGTAGCCTTGAGAATTTTGGCAGAGCATTACCCTGATTACGAGATTGAATTTGAGCGATTCGATCGTGGTGGGAAAGTCTACGATGTTATGTATTACCCTAATGAATGTTGTAGCGTTCATTGCACAATAACAATAAATGGCGTTAGCAGAAATATGTGGCTTGCGGTAACGAATTACAAACATGATGCAGTAACCAATCCCGATGCCAGAGATATCAGTGATTCTAAAATGCGGTGTATGGTTAAATGCCTTTCACTTTTTGGTTTAGGCAAGCAGATGTACGAAGGTTCTTATAAAGAGCCAGAAATAACGACAAGGGAAATCACAAATGAAAACCAAGCAAGTCAATAAACTTTGGAAGGGGCGATTTGTTTCGGTGCGTGATTATGAAGTGCAAGCCGCAATTAAGAAAGGCGGTTTGCGTTTATTTCATAAAGAACAAATCATGGAGCTTTCAGTTGATGAATTGAAAGCATTAAAACCCACTGGTCAAAATCACCAATCTAAGTTTGGGGGTTCATATCAGCTTGTAGATATTACATGGAAGCCCCTGACCCACGATCCACGACAGGAGAATCTCATATGAGTAACAAATACGAAAATTCTGGCAATCTTTTTTCTGCCGCCAATACCGAAGTGGTAAGAAAAGGAGATGTTGACATTGAAGGTTTCAAAAACGAAATGTTGATTACCAAAACTCAATCTAAAGACAAAGATGGTAATTCAATAGAAATATTTGAGGGGTGGGTTAAAGCTGGCGGTCTTTATGTAAATAAAGAAATCACAGAAAAGCATGGCTATAATCTTTCTGGCGAAATCATGGTTGGTTTAGAAAGGCTGATGATGTGGTGTTACAAGAGGCTGGACAAAAACAATAATCCATATACCAGAGTCAGTGTTGCCCCAGCCAAGCCAAAAGAAGATAAGCCCGAAACGAAGCAGATAGAAAAGAAGGTTGATGACCTAGATGATGATATTCCGTTTTAATTATGAAAAACACAAAAAAACTCGGACGCATGAGGTTAAAATCTCGCATTAAGCCAAAGCGTTACGTAAATAAAAAACACATGGATTATATACACACGTTTCCATGCTGTTTACAGGCCTCTGGAGACTGTCTTGGGTCGGTGCAAGCGCATCACCTTATGAAACCTTGGGACGGTGTAAGAGGGATGGGGCTAAAGGCAACAGACCGCAACCTCATTCCGTTATGTCAGCGACACCACATAATGCTTCATAAGCGAGGCAATGAATTTGCTTTTTTTGAAGAAACAATGGGATTTGCAGATTACGGAAAGGTAACCGCCCAAAGATATTGGAAACAAAGCCCTCATAATGACGATGAGGAGGAATGAATGATCACAGATAATGATGTTGAAAAAGCGATTGATTTTCTAAGAGACAGTGCCAGAGATGCCGCGCAGTCAAAAGCCAATAGAATTTATTTAGACGAATTTAGAAAATCACTGAAGTCTATGATAATGAAGGAGCACGCTGGCCTATCTATAGGCGCACAAGAACGTGAGGCTTATTCTGATCCGCGATATCTTGAACATCTTGAGGCAATAAAAATTGCCGTTGAACGAGACGAACACAATAGATTTTTAAGGGTCGCGGCAGAGGCCAAAATTGAGGCTTGGCGCAGTTTTTCTGCGAACCATAGAGCGATTAAAATTTAACGGAGGTAAAAATTATGTACGCAAAGCGATTGATCACCAAAACAGCCGCCTCAGAGTATCTAGGCATGGGAACATCTTTATTTACAAAACTTGTATCTCAAAATAAATTGCCACAACCCATTAGAATAAGCGAAAGGCGCATTGTTTGGGATATCCAAGATTTAGATGACCACATAGAAACAATGAAAGAGGAAGCCGTACAAGAAACAAAACGATTATCTAACATGATCGAATCTGATACACTGTGATTTCCTCCCTTAACTTGGCCTCTCATCGGAGAGGTCATTTTTAGAATTATTTTTTTGCTCCATATGTTGACATTAGAAAACATTGTGTATAGTTTGTTTTCTATAGAAACTAACGGAGGCCTAAAATGACCAAATGGACAACCGAAAAACTACAAAATGCTGTTTCAAATATTGTGATGAATCCAGAGCCAGAAAACGTGCAAACACAACTCATGGGTTTATCTTGGGACGAAACCGTTACCCTCAGTAAATTTATCGGACTGGTTGAAAATATAATTTATGATCGTCAAAAAATTTATGACGAGGAAGGTATAACCTAATGATGACACCTAACGAATTTCGTAATATCCGATCTAATATGGGGCTGAGCCAGAACGATCTGGCTTTACTTCTCGGGTATGAGGATAGGTCTACGATTTCTAATTTTGAAAATGGTAGGCGAATAATAAACCCACGGATTGAAAAATTAATATTGGCAATGTCCGCTCAATTCACTCCAAAGATAAAAACCAACGGAGACCAAAATGATTAATTGGCATAATGCACCCGAATATTCACATAAAGGCTATATATACAAGCCAGAGATTGAACATGAGGATGAAGAAGGAATTCGCAAGGCAACCCACCGCTTCATAAATAGGGTTGATCCACTTGATGTAATGATATGCGGAGAACATACGCCCTATAGATGGATGACCATGGAGCAAGCCAAGACATTCATTGATAAGATGGAGAGGGCAAGACAATGAATATTTTTCGATTTCTAACAATTCTCTGGTTTGCTTCTTTCTGTCTTGGGTTTTTAACCTCTTGTAGTTACAGCCCTGTCGTTGACTTGAGGGCATCCCAAGATGAAGCGCAATTATTCCAAAGAGATTTGATGGAATGTCGTGAATTAGCAAAGCAAATTGACTATGCAATATTCCCCGCAAATCATAAGGCTGTGGCAAGGTGTTTAGCTGGCAGAGGTCATAGCGTTCTTGATGACTTTGGCTCTAACAACAACCTTTCAATACTGCATCATTTGGCAAGACAATAGAGAAAGAGGGCTTCGGCTCTCTTTTTTTATTTAACATTTTTTAACTAATATTGTTGACATATGAAAACAGAAAGAGTAGTCTAACTATATTGAAAGACCAAACCACGGAGAAAAAAATGAAATATCAAATCCTTCAAAATACCAAAGGCGATAAATTGGCTAAAGAAAATCTTGACGCCAGAATAATGGGCGATTTATGCCCAATTCACTTTCTTGCAAATTACGAAGTTGTTGCAGATATTGAGGCATCAAACCTTGATGAGGTTTTTGAGATTAGCAATATCGGACTAGAATCACAAATCACCAGACACCAAAAAATGCACAGCGTTTCTGTTGGCGATGTTATTCGCACAGATATTGGTCAATGTTTTGTTGTTAAACCTATTGGTTTTGAAAGGCTGGGGGCATAAGCCCTCAGTCTCTATTTACGGAGGCGACCATGAATATAGAAGAACTTGATTCAGAAACCCTAAAAAAGCTAGGGCTGAAAAAACCAAGAACCAAGACATTTACTGCTCAACATGAGCGTAGATATGCAATCAAGGTTCTCAATGTAATTTCTGAACTATCACAATCAGAAAGAAACAGAGTTTTAAGACGCGCCATTCAAATGAATGACGTTTAATCAGGCGACCATAAGGAGATGAAAATGGACGGCAATATCAATATTTTGAAAAATGAATGGGACTTTCCAGTTGACACCTATAATCTATGGGCGGTTTCTGAAACAGAAAACAAACCAGATGTCGAGGTTCCACCACAGATGTCTAGGGCTATCGTTAGAACGGACACCAATAAGGTCTTAGGTGTGCATGGGTCTAAATATACCGCCATAAAGCATGACGATGTGGTGAACAGTATACTGGATGCTGTCGCAGACGCAAAGGTATCTAAAGACATGGATTGTAAAATTGATGTTTTAGAAGATGGCGCAAAAATGCGAGGTAGTATCTTGTTTAATGATTTGGTCATTGAGCCAGATGTTGGCGATTATGTGAGGTTTCAGGTTCTATTTTACAATTCATACGATGGCTCTTGGTCGTTTCAGCAATCAGCCAGAGGGTTTCGTCTATGGTGTAAAAATGGTTGCGCCGATACAGATACAATAGCCGAAACAATTTCTAAACATACAAAGGGCATATCGGTAGAAGCTTCCGCATCTAAAATAACTGCTGGTGTTGATGCCTTCTTTAAGAAAAAAGAAATGTGGCAAGAGTGGATGAAAACACCTGTATCTAGACAGATGGCTGAGGATTTTTTTAAAGCCACCCTTTGCAATGTAAAGAGCAAAACATCTACAATTAGATGGAATGAGTCTCGCCTTAATACATTGATGAGGCTTTGGGATGATGATTCTAATAAATTGGGCAAAAACAAATGGGCTTTATATAACGCCATGACATATTGGGCATCACATACAGAAGATACTTTAAAGCCACATAATACATCTAAGGCAAGAGATTCAATGATAAGCGAAGTATTGGCAAAGCCAAGTTGGGAAAACACCAAGCTTATTGCGGCATGATATACTGAGGGGCATTTTGCCCCTCTTTTTTATTCACGGAGATTCAAATGTATATCGCTGTTTACTATAAAAATGAGGCGGTGTTTGTGTGTAAAACGGAACACAAAGAGGCCGCAAAAAAAGTACTAGATCACTGGCACAAAAAATCTTTAGAGATAGATAACGTCAAGATTGTTGAACTGCAATTTGACCCTTTTGCCGTTGGAACGTATCATTAATAACGGAGGTTATAATGGCTATTTACCTAATAAAACCAATTAAAATTTTCAGTATCTTAGTATTATGTTTCTTTGCTATCTTGTTTTTTGAATGGATTATAATAAACGCTGTACTTGGTTGCGTCAGTATAGATACAAGTATATGGCAAAAAGAAGGACATTGCTTCACAGTACAACAGTTGATAGGAGTATAAAATGAGCATGGCGATACCACCCAAAGCGGCAGAGCGAGAATTGGGCGTTATGTCTGCTTTTCAGCTTTCACAAGATGACTGTGACAAGATAATCAATCTACACAAAGATTCACAAAACCCTCACAAAACTGGTCGAATCCAAACAGATAATTCAAATGTTGTAGATATTAAAACACGCGATACTGATATTTGGGTGATACATGAAAACAACCAATGGGTTGATGCCTTAATCTGCACTGCCGCTATAACCGCCAATGATCAATTTCAATTGAATTTGTCAGGGCTTGTTGAACGACCACAATTATTGAAATATCATGCACCATCTAGGGGATATGATTGGCACACTGATATTGGACACGGAGACCACTCAACACGCAAGATAAGCATATCTATAATTTTAAATGATGGTTATGAGGGCGGTGATATGGGTTTTTTCTCTACTGGCGAAACCTTGATAACGCCTGATAGGGGAATGGCTGTTTGCTTCCCCGCTTTCATGCCTCATCGTGTAACACCAGTGACAAAGGGTATAAGGTGGTCATTGGTTTGCTGGGTATCTGGCGATCCCTTTCGGTAAATGCTCTTTTTCCACCATCAAGCCAGCCAAAGTAACAAGCCTATCTTTTTCACGCATACCCTTTTCCGTGATGTTTAAAGCCCCACCAGAGCGGTTTACGAAACCTTCGCTTATCAACCCACCTAAAATAAAGTCATAAGGCTCTCTGCCGCTTAAAATGGCGATAAGACCGCCAAGCCGAACATTCTGGACATTTGATAGACCTGTACGGCTTTTCTTCCCAGACATTACTTTTTGAACCCTTTTATCCCGCGTATTCCGAAGCTCGCACCGATTGAAGCGTACATAGCCCACTGAAACCACTCTGGTGTACGAGAAAGAGCCGCAAAACCTTCTTCAACATACGGTTGTGTAAACGGAATAAAGCACATAGCAATTATGACAATAAAGAGAATTGTCCACGCTTCGTCTTTCCATGAGTTATCAGATGCTTGAGCCATAATCTTTTCCCACCCTGCCTCATGGGTGGCGGCGACCTTCATTACCTCTGCTTCTGCTTCTGCTTTTGCTTTAGCAACCGCACCCTTGGCCTTTGTTTGCTCAACCTTTGATTCCATCCATGACCCAGCAAGATTCGCTATTGGTCCAATTAGAGCTTGTATCATTCCACTATCCTCACGATGTAATTTGTTCCATCAGCGTTTTTCTCAATAACAACAGTTTTGTTCTCACAAGAATATCTAACCGCCGTTGATTTCTTATATAAATTTCTTTCTATTTTTCGTTTGGTTTTGAGGCATTTAGATATTTTTTCAAACGCTGTATGCTCTGCAACATCACCGCCCATATATAGTATCAATGCGATTGTTTCAGTTACCACGTTGTCCGTTCCTTAATTTCTCAATTTGCCCTTCTATATTCGTCAGCCGTTTTTCAAAAAAATCTAAAGTCAGTTTTTGCTGTTGATCATGTGGAGCACGACCCTCGTCTATCTGTTCTTGCAGTTTTGCAAGCTGGTCACTTAGATGCTCAATCAGCATAAATTGCTCGCTATCGGCTGGCAGACTTCCCATCTCGCCTCTAGGCCACTTAATGCGAAACTCCGTGTTCATTCCTAAATCTGTTTCCATCAAAAGGATTTTATTCTCTATTGTATTTAGGCGTTCAATGACACCAAAATAAGCCCATGTTCCGACTGTTGCCGCAATTAGCAATGCAATAAGATTTCGTATAGGCATTGCCAGTTCAGTGTTTTCACTTAACTTTGTAGCCATCACTCAACGCCCATAATCCGTGAAAGACCAAATACCTCCATAAGCATAAACGTGAAAAACAATAACAAAATACCACCAGCGATTAGTTTCCCGCTAAAATTGGTAGACCCTATTTTGATAGCTACGAACTCATTGCCAAGTATCCGCAAAACAAGCTCAAAGCTATTCTCTCCCACGTTAACAGATACAGGCTTTTTCTTTTCTTCAGTCACAACTTTCCTTCCCAGAACAACTTGAGGGGAAACAATGCGCCCTTACCTGATAAAATTCATTTTCATAAGTTGCTTTCCACATATCTTCAGCTATCAGATAAAGACATTGCTCCTCTGTCATTTCTTGCTGTAAAGCGATTTGATTGCCAATATACTGCCATTCAACTCCTGTATGACCCCACATTGTTATTACAAGAATATAAGCCACCTCAACCGTATGGTGGACATTAAACATTTCTTATATAATCCCTCTAATCGTTCTAAGGTCATCTAGGTTTTTTTCTTTTTTGCCGCCATCATATTCCCACGCATATCCACGGCTGACCATTTCCTCATTAATGTTTATTACTCCGCACCAGATATTTCCAAGCATCCGACCATATTTGCCGTCTTTCTCTGTCGATACCCAAAGATTGTTACAGTCTGCCACACGGCGTTCCAGAAATTCTTTTGCTTCTAAGCCAAGCTCTTTTTCTTCTAAGTCTTTGGTTCTGCTTTCTGGTGTGTCAATACCAGCTAAACGCACACGTTCTTTTTTGGTGAGGTCAAAACCCAAATCAATAATTATGTCGATGGTATCTCCATCAACAACCTTGACCACTTCTTTGATTTTATATTCATACATAAATCACCTATGAACCATTACCTGCTCTGGGTTTACTTTTCTAATCTCGCAAATGGCCTTGTATACCGCACCTCTCTCGCCTTTAGGATTTGGGGGATTAGACATAATCCGATTTGCGAAATACAGACACCTATCAATATCGGCAAAAAAAGTATTACCACTTTGCAATGACCCCCCTAAAAAAATGAGAAGAACGAACACTGTCTGCATTAAAAATCACTACTGTCCTCACCTGTTCTTATCATGCCAGCGACACGCTCTGATCTTGCGCCAACCTGTTTTGCATACTTGGAATCAAGCAACTCCTCTGCGGCGGCGTGGTAATCCCTACGCTGTAATCCCCCAAGCATTTTAACAAAGCCATGCAATCTAGGGATTCCCATATTGAAAGCCAAATCAGCTAACGCACGTTGACGCACCTCATCTAAATCTCTCCACCAAGGGAACGCCTTATCAAGCTCGTTCTCAATTATGGTGATGTCATTGGTCAAAAGGTAATCAATCTCATCTTCTGATAAGCCACGGTCTTTCAGGTTTCTACCTACCCCGATAGTCTCTATTCCCAGATGGTCTTTATAGACCTTACTCTCCACACCCTCATGGAAGCGAATTTGCGAAATAAATCTGTTTTTGTTCATTTGTCTGCCTTCATCTCTAATCTGTCAAAAATTTTGCCCAGCATTTCTTTGATGTCGCGGATGTCATCTCTGTAGTCATCCCGCCTCACATACGTCTCTGGCATGACCGTTGACCAATTATCCACACGCCTATTTAAAAGACTGATTCTTTCCCACATGGTTTTTATAAAAAAGCCAACCAACAATGTAGCAATAAACCACAGCACGTTAGCTATCGTTACATCTTCCATCACAATGCCTCCGTACAAGAGAACGTGATGCCATATCTTGAAACCTCATTTGTATCCCAGCCAAGATCAGCACTGTCCATTCTAAACACACCTTGGGCGGCTGTGAAATCTACGGATGCCCCGCTTGATGCCGCTGTTTTTATCGCTGGCTCTACGTTAACACTGGCAACGCCAGACCCATTTGATGTTGCATTATCCACAATCATGTAGAGTTTTGCCGCCGCCGCTGACCCAATTTGGATATAATCGCCAGCCTTAAATACATTAGTCATGTTTGCGTTATTGGTATTTATTGGCACAACAAAATCACCGACTGCTATGTTTGCATTGAGTGTAGCAGATGTATTTGCTCCGCCTTGAATTGCTTTTGCATCTGGGTCACCTAACAAAAAAGTGCCCTTGCGTCCATGCAACTTCATCATAAACGCTTCCCAGTTTGCCGCATCAGATCGCATCATGGGCGGCAATGTAAGAACGGCCTGCCATAACGCATATCCATAATCAAAAACCTGTTGCTGGCCTGTGAATGGTGATTCAGATACGGCTGTAACACGTTTTAGCGACCACTTGGCTTTCGCAAAAGCGGGTGCTGCTGGCAGTGTTAATGGATAAGTTGGGGCTGACATCTAAAATACCTTTGAAATTGAAGTGCCTCTACGCTTACCATCCATCATAGCGGCAATGGTTTCCTGTTTTATTCTTGGCATCATGCTTATCACCTCTGCCCTAACTGTCTGAGAAACTCCAGCATCAATATTGATGGTTTGATTGACAACTGGCTGTGTTGCGCCGCCCATCATATTCATTGTGTCATGGTTGTTCCTAATAACCCCTGCGCTGTGTGGAATGAATAGTTCTGGACCACGCTCACCAACCATCACTGGACCACCAGTTGCCCTCCTTGATATTCTGCCGCCTGACGCAAAACTGTCTGATGCAGACACAAATGTATTAGCGGTCGAGCCAGAGCCAACAGCCCCGCCTCCCCCAGCCATGGGTATGCCCATTGCCCCAAATATTGGCCCAAGGATATGTTTGATAATTTGAGCCTTAATAGCATCTGCTATCATTTGTTTTATAACTTGCTTGAACACATCACCAAGGCTTTGAAGTGAAAATTTGCCGTTTACAAAGGCGTCTGCCAGAGCATTTGAAACACCATCTGCGGCTTTTAAGGCCGCATCATGCAATCTTCTAAATTCTGGGTTAAGTCTCTTTATCTGCATATCTATGTCCGCAGATGCCGCATTAAAAGCGTCTTGCGCTATCTCACCAGCATAAAAAGCATCTTCTATTTTGCGTAGATTTTCTTCTAAAATTTGTTGTTGCGGTATGTAAGCGGCGGCAAGCTGTGTGCCTTCCTCTATCCTCTCATTGTATTCCTCTTGCGCCTTTTCACTTTTCTCTTGTGCTTTTCTTATCTCATGTTGCTCTCTAATTAGGGTTTTAATTTTAGTCGTATGCTCACCTAAGTCGCCGCCAAATGCTCGCAAAATTTCTTGATATTGTAACGTTGACTCAGAAACCCCTAGATTGGCTTTGACCATTTGCTCATTTTCAAACGTAAGGTCACTAACAATCTTTTTTAAGTCGTCGTCCTTTTTCGTTGCGTCCGTAGTTGCTTTGGTTTTTGCATCAAGTTGTTTTGTCAGCTTGTCATGTTCAGCTATCAAGTCCGTTATTATTTGAAGCTGTTCCGCATTCATATCGTTAAAGCCTCTGGTCATCTCATTAGCTTTGAGATAAACCTCTGGCATATTAGCTAACTGGTCTTTGAGGTGCTGGATATCGCCTTTTAAAGTGACTATTTTTTTATCTGCTTCTTCACTGCTTTTGCCTGTGTCTTTTAACCCCTTGATGTTTTTATTCATTTTGGCCGCAAGGTCATCAAGGCTTGCATTTAAAGAATTGGCGGCATCTGCAATAAATTCAAACCCTTCAAATTGTCCTACAAATTTGCCTAACTCCACCAAACCTCTTGCAACCAACAAAATGGCTTCTGATAAAAGTCTAAATGGCAAAACAACAGCCGCCACCGCGCCAGCCAACACCACCCCCAAAAGATGGACAACAGGCTTTAAAATAACGGCAAACTGCGTCAATGTTTCAGCTAAGAATGTAAAGGCTACAGTAAGCCCTACACCGCCAATGCCCTCACCAAGCGCGAGTGTAAGATTAGTTGCGGCAATTCCAAGATTGGACATCATTACGGATAAATTATGTGCGGCCTTTGCCATGCCACCGCCAAAATCTTTTTGCAGACCTCTCTGCAAGCCTTCCATAATTTTTGCCGCGCCTTCAGCGGTCTGGCCTAATTCAGATATTTCTTGACGAGAAACATTTATTTCACGTTGTAATATCTTGTAAACTGGTATGCCTTGATTGACTAATTGCTCCAGTTCTTCAAGTCCAAGGCCACCGCCCACTGCTCTTGTCGCAATCCTGACCATAGCCTCAAATGAAGCGACCCTGTTTGTTGTAGCGGCGGCGGCATCACCAAAGGTCGTAAGCAGTTCTTCAGTTGGCTTTATTCCCGCGCCACCCAACTGAATAAATGCCTTAGAAAGCGTTTGAATATCAAATGGGGTGCGTTGTGCGAATATTTGAATAAATTCCATGGCGGCTTGGCCTTCTTCCATGCCACCAAAGACTGTAGATAAAGTCACCTCAAGGTCTTGAAACTGAGCATTTGTTCTAGCAATGCCCATTCCCAAACCTGTAGCGATTACTGCGCCAACAGCCAATATTCCTGTTCTTAAATTACCAAACCTAGCGACAAGCAGACCAACAGATGCTTCCATTTTACGGAAGGCACCCTGCATCCTACCAGCAGTTCTCTGGGTTGCCGCTTGAGATTGAGCAAGCTGTCTCTTTAGACTACTGAGATCAGCCTCAATTTTAACAAGAAGTGTATCTACTGTTGTTGCCGCCATTAGTCTGGATATAACTCCATCAGTTCTTCAAGCTCATTCTTTTTTAGTGGAGGCGGTTTACCACCAGAATGAAACTCTGCAAATCCTTCTACAGCCGCATAAAACTCAGGGAATCCCATATTCCAAAAATCGTCTGGCCTCATCCCCATTTTTCCAAGGGCTAATTCCATCCATGATTCCCATGGTAGTTCTTCTACAGAAGTTGAGCCGCCCCCTCCACGTTTCCCTCATCGTCCTCGTGACCAAGGGCAATGGCTATAACTTCACCACAAACCCTTATGCCTTCAGTCAACCCCGCTTCCCAAATAACGGAATGCAAATCTTTTTCTTTCACATCATTACCCCCAGCCCTTATAACTGGCGTAAGGATGGTTAAAATATCAGATACGCTAATGTCTGCATTAGACATGGCTTGAGCAATTTTTACTATGCCTCTGCCCATCTGTCTTTCAATACGCATTACGACATCAAGCGTCACTCTCCCCTGATATTTCGTCTCCCCCAGAACTATCTGGAGTTCCCCTCTTTTTGGATTGACCGCCACCATAAACCTCCTTGGTTTCAACTAATAATTCCTCGCCCCTCTGAGCGACATCGTGGACAATAACGGCGGTAAATGATTTGCCACCGCATTTGAATTTCCCGCCCACCTCTAATTCAGAGGAAGGGGGAATATTGAAGATGGTTTGTTCACCATCAGACATAACGTGTCCTGAGTAGCTTTTGCCACCAACTTCAATATCTACTGATTCCCAACTCATACTATTAGACCGTTGCGAATGTAATCGCGCCAGAGCTTTCAAAGGTAAAGCTATAAGTCACTTCACCGTTAAACTCTCCGCCATATTCCAGAGTTGTTAACTGAAAATTCCCTGTGAATGTACCAAAATCAGGAACAAGAAATTGATAGTTTGTTAACGCTGATACATCAAACTTTCCCTTGAGGGTGGTTTCTGATGCGCTATCCGTAAAAACCCCACTGCCTGACACAGTAATTGATGTAACGCCACCTTGAGCCAACAAGGTTCTTGCTCTTGATGAATCTTTATTTGTTACATCAACCATCTCATCATTCATGGTCAATGAGGTCGAACGCATACCACCGATTGTTGTAAAGGCCTCTGGGCTTGAACCGTCACCGATTTTCATTAATAGGGCTGAACCCTTTTGTGCCGCCATGTCTTAATCTCCTTTTAACTGTCTGACACAACAGCACGAAATCGCATGACCCCATGCCGTGTTATTCCATCACCTTCTGTTAGGGTCGTATGAAACTCCTGTCTCATATTCACCATAGAAGCTCCCGAAACAGATAATGAGCTATCATGTAATAAATCATGCACCTGTTTCATAATATCTTTTATATCACGATTGCCACGATATTGCGACCAGATATGTATTGTCAACGTATGTTCAAAAATATCTTTATCTTTGCTTGAATTATCAGAAATGGTTTCTTCACCAATTCTGATGTATGGATATGCTGTATCTGTTGGCACATCATCAAAAACACCAGTGATAGCAGAGCCAGAAGCATCTGTAATACTGCCGCCGTTCAACGCTGAAAACACTGATTTTTGAAGCTCAAAGCTATGGATCGACATTATTTAGCCCTTATAATCTGTTTTGCTAACCTTCTTATCTTAGCTCTATTTTCTTCTAGGGCTGGTTGCATAAACGGCCTAGCCCCCATATTCCGTGTGCCAAACTCAAGAAATGTTGAATAATTTGCCCTGCTTTCTACGTTTGCAGATAACCCCTTATCCGCAATATCCATCACAATGATAATATTTTGAACAAGAAACCCTGTGTCTGTTGCTGGCGGTTGCCCCGCACTTGATGACTTATGTGTTCTGCGCGGATTATATTTCTCATAAGTAACACCAGATTTAGAACCCTGATTTATAGATTGAACGGCTGTATTTCGCACCAGATTAGCCGCCCTTCCTATTAATGCCTTTATATCCCCCTCGTAATCGCTCATAACGGCTTGCTGACGGGGCTTTCGTATAATTCTGCTTCTTATACTAGCCATTAGGTTGCAACGCCTTCCTCACACAAAATTTCAAGGTATTTGTCACGCTCTCCAACATTGGTAATTCTGTTGATATTGAATGTGCGGTTGTAAGTTGTGCCATCAACCGTGAAGCTATACAAAATTCTGTGTGCGACAGTAAGGTTACGTCTGTGCCTAATTGTTATCTTATGCGTGGTTCTGGCTTCATTCTGATCACCAAAAAACCTTTCACCCCCGCCTTGCGCCTCGATACGACCAAATGTGGTTGCAAAGGTGGAGAACGCACCAGATGAGCCGCCGCCCCCATCTGCGTTTGCTGCCTTGCTTTGCAAAGCTAAAGAATGTTGCATCTTACCTATAGCCAACAGCCATTCCTCCATTATACGGCGAAACACCATATCGCATAATCACATATGGCTGTAACAATGACTGTATCATCATTGGCGGGTTCAACGCTCTGCCCTCATCATCGCCCCTGTGTTCATATAAAAATGATACATATTCCAACATTGCCACACGAATAGGCTCTGGAATTGTCGATCTTGAATCGCCATACCCCGCGATATACAAAACCTCAATGCCATTCGCATTCCTTAAATCAGTAGGCCATGTGCCGCCGTCTCTTAAAACAACCCGCGCTGGTTCTCTTACCGTATCAACAAAATAATTTGATGTAGCAAGTGTCGTTGCAGTGTTGTCATCTGCAAAAGATTTGATGCTGGTTACTGACTGCACTGGGGATCGTGGTAACTCAATATAATTTACCCTTGGCGTCTCAAAGTATCCTGTGTGGAAACCTTCTTTCAAAGGCACATCAACCTCACCAATAGCATCAAGCGATAGTGTAAATGTTGTGGTAAGAAGCGTTCTATTGATGTAATCCTCACACCAGAACCTTGCCGCTTTAATAAGATTATCTACCAGCGTGGTGTCCACACCAGAATCCAGCCGTAAATATGATATGGTTTCAGCGGCGTCAAGCGGCTCATTAGCTGGGGCGGTTGTAATCGTTAAGCCACTCATGTCAATCTCCTAATCCGCATCTGCAATGGTTAATTCGCCAGCCGCTATTTGCTTCTGGATTTCGGCATAG